ATGCTGCAAGTCAGGCAGTTTATGCAGCAAACCGCGATATTACAGGCAGATATCAATATGTTGCAACTCTTGATGCAAGAACAAGCTCTATTTGTCAAAGGTTAGATGGCCAGTTGTTTAAATATGATCAAGGTCCTGTTCCTCCTCAACATTTTAATTGCAGATCCACAACTGTTCCAATTATTGATGACGACGATCTTGCCAGAGCCTTTCCAAACACAAGACCTTCTGCAACGGGTCGTGTTCCGCAAGATACAAACTATGCAAACTGGTTAAAAGATAATCCTGATATTCAAGATAAAGTCCTTGGAAAAAAGAAAAGATATTTTAACTTCTTGATGAGTCCCAAAAGAGGAAAGAAACAACTAAATGCCACAAATGCCTTAAAAAAAATTATCCGAGAAGATGGAACGGAGCTAACATTAGATCAATTAGCCAAACGATATCCAAATGCCAATTAAAAAAGGGAAGTCTCAAAAAACAATAACAGGCAACATAAGAATGCTTATGAAAGAGGGTAAATCAAGATCACAGGCTGTTGCGATTGCTTTAAGTTCTGCTGGTAAATCTAAACCAGCCAAGAAACGCAAAAGGAGATAAGATATATTTAGTTGCATTTAAAATCATGCCTTCACACTACGGATCAATGAAACCAAAAGGAAAGAAGAAGAAAAAGAAAGGAGGCAAGAAGTAATGGGATATACTTTCAAGGTTCAAACTTATGATGAACCAAAGCCAAAGGCTGAAAACCGTGAAGTAAAGCCAAAAGCCAAAAAATCAAAAAAGAAAGGTGACTAGACGCTTTAGAAAAGTTCCAAAGGATAAAAAAACTGGTGTCGCTAAAAAATATCTTAGTGGGGCCAAAAATAAAGCTGCAAAGGCTGCTGAAATAAAAAGAACGGCAGCAGCTTATAAACGAGGAGAGTATATTGATATTGAAGCAGTACAAAAATCAAGGATCGCTCAAGATGGCAGAAAGACCAAAAAGAAAACCACTAAGCGAAAGCGTAAAAAAAACACTTAAAAAGAAAGCTGCCAACAGCCGTTTTTCTTACACGCAACTAGCTGCCGTTTACCGCAGAGGTCAGGGAGCATATCTTGGTGGCGGATCAAGAAACGTATCAATGGCAGCTTGGGCGATGGGGAGAGTTAATAGTTTTATAACAGGAAAAGGCGGAGCAAGAAAGGCTGATGCTGATTTATTGAGGAAAAAATGAAGAAAAAAGAACTTACAACCCGACAAAAAAACGCTTTGAAGCGTCATAAGTCAACTCATGGACATACAAAAGCACATATGGATGAGATGATAAAGGCCATGCTTGCTGGCAAAACATTCACCGAAGCTCACAGGCTTGCCATGAGGAAAAAAGGTAAATGACAATCAAGAGGGGTGGACATACTTTTGCTGGTGTTGATAAACCAATACGAACACCAAATCATAAAAGTGGAAAGTCTCATGCTGTTGTTATAAAACAGGGCGATGGCTTTAGATTGATCAGATTTGGGATGCAAGGAGCTAAAACAAAGCCTCCAAGAAAGGGTGAGTCAGAGGCAGATAAAGCTAAAAGACGGTCTTTCAAAGCTCGTCATGCTAAAAATATTGCAAAAGGTAAGACAAGTGCGGCTTATTGGGCTGACAAAGTAAAGTGGAGTTAGTATATTAATAATTATTAAGATTTTTTATGGCTGAAGAACCAATCAAACCAAATCCACCTGTTGATACTGCTGCTTTAATTGCAGAAGTTGAAGCTCTGAGAAAAAGCAAAGCGGAACTTTTAGATGACTATAAAAAAGCAAAAGAAGCTGCAAAAGCTGTGCCTCAAGATGTAGATGTAAATGCTTTGATTGCTTTCAAGCAAAAGAAAGAACAAGAAGAGTTAGAAGCCAAAGGTAGATATGAAGAGGCAACAGAAAAACTTGCTGCTCAATATAGACAAGCAGAGGAAGCAAAAAATCAGAGGATTCAAGAGCTTGAGAAAAGACAAAGAGAACTTGAGGTCGAAGCCCCTGCTGTGACTGCACTTGCAGACGTTGTTCACGATCCACAATATGTGCTGTCGAGACTTAATAAAGAGCAATTATCAAGAGACCCTGATGGAACGGTTGTGGTTGTTGACGGATATAACAGAACATCTGTTAGAGAATGGGCTCAACAAAATATGCCTCAATGGGTACAAAAGAACCCAAGACCACAAGGTGGTGGAGCGACAACCACTAAGGTGACGGCTGATGTTGTTACAGGAGAAAGTAATCCTTTTGCAAGAGAAACTTTTAATTTAACGGAACAGGCAAGACTTTATAGAACAGATATTAATAAATATAATATGCTCAAAAATGCAGTTAGCGGTTAATATAAGACTAACGTAGTTGTGCTGCGTCAGAGGTTGTGCCTCGAAGTGAACATATTTTATTAGTTTTTAATGGCTACATTAAGAAGTGATTTAATAATCCCAGAGGTGTTCACACCCTATTTGATCGAAGAGACAACTCAAAGAGATTCTTTTCTTCAAAGTGGGGTCGTACAACCTCTAGCAGAATTAAATCTATCCGCAGAAAGAGGCGGTGACTTTGTAAAGATTCCATTCT